AATACCCTAACGAATAATGTTTATAACTCAATAATGGGGAGAAATACAAATGGTTCAATCCTTCATGGTCAGTCCGGGCGTAAATACTACCGAATATGATTTGACCAATATCATTCCGTCCGTATCTAGTACAGATGGAGCATTGGCTGGTGTATTTCATTGGGGTCCAATTAACGAAATCGTTCAACTTGGTTCGGCTAATAATCTACTTCAGAGTTTTGGTAAGCCGTCTAACTTCAATGCCGAAACTTGGTTTACCGCTTCTGACTTCTTGGGCTATGATGGAAATCTTCACCTTGTTCGCGCTGCCGATATTGGAGGTAATACTGTTCATGTTTCCGATGCTGCTGCTGCAATTGGTGCTGCCAATGCCATAATCGGAACAACGAATACTACAGGTATTGCAGTTGGTATGGTTCTGTTCTATTCAAACACAACTTCTCTTGTAACTGATCCTCGCGTTGCTCCAACCGTTCTTGCTGTTAACACTTCGACTATCACTTTGTCTGCTCCTGCTTCGACAACAGTAACAGGTGCCAATCTTGTTTTTCGTACTAATTGCACATATGCTGCTGTTGCTCAAGAAAATATTCAAGACAATATTTCTTGGAATCTTCAGCTTGTTCCTAACGAAGCTTCTTACCTAGTTCAAGATGGTACTTTTGATCCATCCGTTCGTTACATTGCTCGTTTCGGTGGTTCAATCGGTAATTCTCTGTACATATCTCAGTGTGATACTGCTGCTCAATTTAGTTCTAATGTTGCTCTTGTTGCCAATGCCTTGATTAATGCTACGGCAACATCTATTACTGCAACAACAGGTTCAAGTAATTTGGCAGTTGTTATTACTCCTGCCAATCTTTCAACTGGTGGGGCTGCTGCTAATGCCGTTGCTGGTGCAGCTTTTGCTGATATCTCAATCAACGACCTTATCCAAGTTGGTAATTCGTCAATTGGTTATGAATTCCTGCAAGTTGCAAACGTAACTGCTCCTTCCAACACTGGAAATGTCTATTCATTCACAATTCAATTGACTGAATCTTATACTCTTGGATCAAATGTTTCGTCCAACAGTATTTCTCGATTCTGGCAGTTCTACAATCTTGTCGAACAGCCTCCGGGTCAGTCCGAATATGTACTGACATTCGGTAATACTGCTGCTCAAGACGAATTGCATGTTGTTGTTGTTGACCAAAACGGTACCTTCACTGGTAATCCGGGACAAGTTCTTGAAGTTTACAAGAACGTTTCTCGTGCTTCCGACGCTCTTGCTCCGGACGGTAGTTCAAATTACTACAAGAACGTTATCAATCAAACATCAAATTATATTTGGTGGGCTGGTGATCGTACAACTGCCGTATCTAATACAGCATCTTTCGTCACGTCTTCAACGGCAACTGCTCCTTTGGATATACAACTTTATGGTGGTTCAAAGGGTCTTGATGAAACAACAATTGAATTGGGTACATTAATATCAGCTTATAACAAATTCCAATCAGTCGAAAATGTTGATATTTCTTTGATCATGCAGGGTAAGGCTCGTGGTTCATCAGTTTCGTCTAATACAGATTTGGCAGCATATTTGATTAATAATATTGCTGAAACACGTAAGGATTGTTTGGTATTCGTATCACCGGACAAGCCTTTAGTTGTTAATAATCTTGGTAACGAAGCAAGTGCTATTGTTACTGCTCGTAATATTCTACCTGTAACATCATATGCTACTATGGATTCGGGTTACAAGTATCGTTATGACCAGTACAATGACGTTTATCGTTGGACTCCATTGAACGGTGATATTGCCGGTCTTTGCGGACGTACTGATCAGACTAATGCTCCTTGGTGGTCCCCGGCTGGTTTCAACCGTGGTCAAATTCAAAATGTCGTTAAGTTGGCATTCAACCCGGCTCAGATTGATCGTGATACATTGTATAAGAACAGTGTCAATCCTGTTGTAACCTTTCCGGGTCTTGGTACCATCCTTTATGGTGATAAGACACTATTGAGCAAGCCTTCGGCATTCGACCGTATTAACGTTCGTCGTTTGTTTATTGTTCTTGAAAAGGCTATTGCAACTGCTGCTAAGTATATGTTGTTTGAATTCAACGATAACTTTACTCAAGCATCCTTCAAGGCTATGGTTAATCCTTACCTTGCATCGGTTAAGGGTCAGCGCGGTATCTATGACTATCTTGTAGTCTGTGATGCTTCTAACAACCCGGCTTCTGTTGTCGATGCTAATCAGTTCGTTGGTGATATTTACATCAAGCCAGCCCGTTCGATCAACTTCATTCAGTTGAACTTTGTGGCTGTTGGTTCAGGCGTAGCATTCAGTGAAGTCGTTGGTCAGTTTGGTTCAACACCGGCTGTACAATAAGCTTCTAAATACAACAGATAACAGGAGAGTATAAAAATGATCTTTAATATCGAAACCTTCCGAAGTTCTGGTCTTGTCGATGGTGGCGCACGTCCTTCACTATTCAACATTCGAATGACCGGCTTGCCTGAAGGTGCTGGTACGACTCAACAGCAAATTTCTGTTCTTGCTACGGCAACTACTATTCCATCATCGGAATTAGACTTGATCGAAATTCCTTATATGGGACGTAGAATCAAGATTGCGGGAGAAAGAATTTTCCGTGATTGGACAGTTACTATCATGAATGATGAAGACTTTGCAATCCGTGACTTGTTCGAAACTTGGTCAAATAAAATTAATGCCTTGGTTTCTAACCGTCAAGATTCATCAAGTTCTAATCTATTGGATTATAAAGTAGATTCAGTTGAAGTACTTCAGTATGGTAAGGCTGGTCCGGGTGACGATTCTGGTATTATTCGTGGCTACATGTTCCATGGAATGTTCCCGTATGTTGTACGAGATATTCAATTGGACTGGTCGCGTGGAAATCAAATCGAAACTTTTGACGTAACCTTTGCATACGACTACTGGACACCAGAAACTATTGGTTCGTCTACACCGGGATATACAGGCTTATTGAATCCTGCGTAATTCTTATTAACGTAAGGAATATATAATATGATATCATTGTTCGGTTGGCAATTTCTTAGAGAAAAGCCGGTTGAAGAAATCGAAAGCTTTTCTCCGAAAGAATATGATGACGGTGCCTTAAACGTTCTAGCAACAGGCACTTCATTCAATACTGTTCTTGACCTTGATGGTACAGTTCGGTCTGAAGCTGAATTAATTTCCCGCTATCGTGATATGGCTCAACATGCTGAAGTTGATTCGGCTATTGATGAAGTCGTTAACGAATCCATTTCCACCGAAGAAGATGATATTCTTCGTCTCAAATTAGATAAGCTTGAAGACGATGGTAAGATGGCTCCTGCCGTTATTACTGCTATTCAACAATGTTTCACCGACATAATGAATCTACTCGACTTCGAAAATCGAGCCTATGATATTTATCGTCGTTGGTATACTGATGGTCGTTTATACTTTCATGTCATTATTGATGATAAACAAACCGGGGCTGGTATAAAAGAAATCCGTTATATCGATCCGCGCAAAATCCGCAAGGTTCGAGAAGTTATCAAG